GATTTAATACTACTATAAGTAATGCTAAGAAACTAACTGAAAGAAAAAGATATTATGTTAGTGATTATGGTATCAAAAACTATCTAGATATAGTAAAAGGTAATACTAGCGACATTATAAAAGGTGATAATTGGGATAAATTTCACATAAATAATATTATAGATTGGTGGAAAAAGAAAGCTGAAAATCGTTATAATAAATTGAAACAAGAAGATAGATTAAGAAGTGAGTTAGAAGTATGGACACCAGACGCAAAAATAGATATAATAAGATAATGGCTATTTCAGAGGAATCATACAAAGACTTAAAAGAATATTGGGACTTTCAACGTACAAGAGAGTACAATTGGGAGAAACTATGTGAGGTTTGTTCTAACGTAGAATCAAACTTTGCATTTACAAATGGTAAATCTGGTGACGAGTTAAGAGATACATTATGGAATAAGATTGACCAATCTGAATTTGAAAAACCACCTAAAGATTGGGTACCACAAGACAAAAAATATAGGTTATGGAACGAGGGTGAGCCTAAACCTATAAAGATTAAATTTAAAGCAGTAAAAACAATACAAGCTTGACAAGATTGAACGGATATGTTATAGTAAGTGATAATTAAGGAGACAATATGAGTGATTTTTTAAAAGATATAATTAAAGAAAGTGGTAATGAGTATGCAGGCTTAGTAAGCGATGGTATGGATAGTGATGTTACAAGTTTTGTAGACACAGGTTCGTATTCATTTAACGCCCTATTATCAGGATCAATATACGGTGGTATGCCAGCAAATAAGATTACTGCTATTGCAGGTGAGGCTGCTACAGGTAAAACTTTCTTTGCATTAGGTATCGTAAAAGCATTTTTAGATAAAGACAAAGACGCAGGTGTTATCTATTTTGAATCAGAAAGTGCCGTATCAAAAGACATGATTGAAAGTCGTGGTGTTGATGGTAAAAGAATGGTTGTAGTACCAGTTGCTACAGTACAAGAATTTAGAAATCAATCAATAAAAATTATAGACAAATATTTAGAACAACCAGAGGCGAAAAGAAAACCTATGATGTTTGTATTAGATAGTTTAGGTATGTTATCTACTACAAAAGAAATGGAAGACACGGCTGCTGGTAAAGAAACAAGAGATATGACTAGATCACAAATAGTCAAATCTACATTTAGAGTTTTAACATTGAAACTAGGTAAAGCAAATATACCTATGATTATGACCAATCATACGTATGATGTTATTGGTTCAATGTTCCCTCAAAAAGAAATGGGAGGTGGTTCAGGATTAAAATACGCTGCCTCATCAATCATCTATTTAAGTAAACGTAAAGAGAAAGACGGTACCGAAGTAGTTGGTAATATTATACATTGTAAAAATTACAAATCTAGATTAACAAAAGAAAACGCCATGATAGACGTTAAATTAACCTACAAACACGGACTTGATAAACATTATGGTCTTTTGGATATGGCTGAAGCAGCTGGTATCTTTAAGAAAGTATCAACAAGGTTTGAAACACCACAAGGTAAAGTGTTTGGTAAATCTATCAATGACGATCCAGAAAAGTATTTTACAAAGGAGATATTACAACAAATAGATGAATACGCCAACAAAAAATTCAAATACGGATCAGACGAAGAATAAAAGGTACGTTTTTGCACAAAAGACAGGTGCAGATTACACGGCCATAAAATTGCTTGAGACAAAATACCGTAACGTAATCTACAAGTATGGTAAGGTTAGATTTGCTAAAGAAGAAAAAGCAGATGGCACCTTGCCAATGAAGTTTGATTATGATATACTATCTAATCCAGAATCAAAAGATATAGAAAGCCAAGAGTTTATAGATTACATTGGTGACATATTAATAGAAGTAATGGAACAACAATTAAATGATGGAAAGGTAGAGTTTGGTGAATAACGAAAGAATAGAACAAACAATATTAAGAAACTTAATGTACAATGAGCCGTACATGAGAAAGTCAATACCTTTTTTAAAAGATATATATTTTTCTAAAAGAGAAGAACATATTTTATTTGCAGAAATATATAAATTCATTGCAAAATATAATAATCTTCCTACTAAAGAAACTGTACTCGTTGAAATGGGTAACAGAAAAGACCTTAACGATGAAGAAGTTAGATCAGTAAAAGATTTATTAGAAGTATTAAATCCTGAAGACGTTGATCAAAATTGGTTAGTAGATACTACAGAAAAGTTTTGTAAAGACAGAGCAGTACATAACGCAGTACTAGAGGGTATTAAAATACTAGACAAGAAAGATAAAGAAAGATCGCCAGAGGCAATACCAAGTATATTGGCTGACGCCTTAGCAGTATCATTTGACAATCATATTGGTCACGATTATTTAAATGATAGTGATGAAAGATATAAATGGTATCACACTAAAGAGAAAAAGTTTCAATTTGATTTAAGTTATTTCAACAAGATTACCAAAGGTGGTGTACCAAGTAAAACATTAAACATTGCTCTTGCAGGTACAGGTGTTGGTAAATCTTTGTTTATGTGTCACGTAGCTGCTAGTTTTCTTGCACAAGGCCAAAATGTATTGTACATAACTTTAGAAATGGCAGAGGAAAGAATTGCAGAAAGAATAGACGCTAACTTATTAGATGTAACTATGGATGATTTACATTCTTTACCTAAAGATGTATATAACGATAGACTAAAAAAAGTACAAGATAAAACTAAAGGTCAATTAATTATTAAAGAATATCCAACAGCTTCTGCTCATAGTGGTCACTTTAGAGCATTGTTAAATGAACTTGCGTTAAAGAAATCTTTTAAACCACAAGTGGTGTTTATTGATTATCTAAACATATGTTCATCAAGTAGATTTAAAGGTGGTAATATATCATCTTACTTTTATATTAAAGCCATCGCTGAAGAATTAAGAGGTCTAGCAGTAGAGTTTGATCTACCTATATTCAGTGCTACACAAACAACTAGAACTGGTTTTGTTTCTACAGACATTGGTTTAGAAGATACGTCTGAATCATTTGGTCTTCCGGCAACTGCTGACTTTATGTTTGCCTTGATGTCAAATGAAGAACTAGAACAACTAGGCCAGATGAAAGTAAAACAGTTAAAGAATAGATATAATGATCCTTCTTTCCATAGATCATTTATTCTAGGTGTAGATAGATCAAAAATGAAATTATATGATGTAGAAAACAACGCACAAAATATAGTAGATAAAGGAACTGAAACGAAAAAGGAAATAAATCCTTATGATAAGTTTTCAGATTTTAAAGTATAATGGCTAAGACACAAAAAGTAAGATTTAGTAAATCTGATAGAAGACCAAAGTCTGATAAAGACTACGATAAACTACACTATTCTAAAAAGATGGTTAAGAAAGGTCGTAAGATTATTTGGCAAGTAAAAGAAAAACCTACTAACAATATAATAGGTACATATTTCTTTGAGGAAGACGCAGATAAATTAGTAAAATTTCAGAATAAACATAGAGTTTGGGAGATGAACGGTGGTATTCCTAAATTTCTATGGTGCAACAACATATAATCTGCTTGCCTCTTTCTTATAAATATGGTATAAGAAAGTTATGGCATACAATATAGCAACAGTATCAAAGTTATTACAACACGTACCCTCAAACTTAAAGAGTGAGTTTACTTCTCTATTAAAGTTAATGGTAGAGGGCGCCTATTATGGTGATGATTCTCCAGTAACTAAATCAAAAACATACATTATAAAGATGTCGCCAGACAATCTAAAAAAAGTATTGCCTACTTTAAATAAAAAGTATCAGGCAGTAGTTAGGAATGGTGCTAAAAAATCTGCTGACTTTGTAATAAAAGAATACAAAATAAGATTTATAGAAACAGGTAAGAAGTCAGTAAAACAATTAGACGCAACAGTTGTACAGAAACAAGAACTTGCCTCACTTTGGATTATTAAAAGAGCATTAAAAGATAAGATTAGATATACAAGACCTGAAGATATATCTAAAGACCCGAAGTATAAAGATTTAGTGGCCATATATCCAGACGTAATGGAAGATGAATGGTTATCAAGTTTTTATGCACAACAAAAAAAGATGTTAGAAGTTTTTAGAGGTAAAACATTTACAGAATATAATAGAGACGGTGGTTTTATGGATTACATATCTAAAGTAATAAATGATAAGTTTAAAATATCTAAAAAAGATAGTTGGAATCCTGCCGACATATGGTTAATATCAAATGAAAATAATGTAAGACAAACTATCAATAAAGCAATGGAAGGAAAGTCAGTATCTATATCTAAATTAAATGATGTAATGAAAATACTATACTCAAAACATAAGTTAGCAGGTATATCATTAAAGAAAGTATCAGGTAAAGAAGCTAGATACGAAGAAGTTAATACTAAAAATGCATTAATGAAAGACAGTAAGTTTGTAATGAAGTTAGATAGATCAGTTATGAAAATGGGTAACAAGTCAGATAAAACTTTAGTGTCTGCTGATATGAGAATAGATATAAAATCTTCTAATGATGTATGCGAATTTCAGATAAGACAAAACGGAAAAGGTTTCAATCAGAATTTAAAATTTGATGGTAAGTTTAAAGGTGCTGGTGCAGCTCGTATAGGTAAAGTACCTGTAGATTTATTAGCAAAACTATTAAAAGAATATGGTATAGGAGATAATAAAAGTTTGTTCTTTGTAAACAATCATAACCTATATCCTAAAACATTAGGTGAATTTGATAAGGTAAAATCGGTATACCAAAAACGATTTAAATTAGTAAATAGAAGAACAGATACGGGTATTTCAGACGCTAAATTTATTGATAGTATGTTAAAATCGTACAATAGTGTTGACCTAAAAAATGGTGTATCACATACTAAACTAATGGAACTAGATTTTTTATACTGTATATACTCTATATCGCCAGTAAAAAGAGACAAAATGTTGACAGATATGGTATTTTTAGCAGAGAAAAGAGGTCAACAATTTGGCCCATTTGGCAAGTTATATTAGTATAAATATAAGTACTTGATATATTGAATGAGAAAGTGAATTAATTTATGGATAAAATGAGAGAAAAATGTTTAATTTTAAAGGTTTCATAACTAAAGAAAAGAATACACATTTAGAACATCTAGAAGACGATATAATTAATAGAGGTTCAAGAGGTGGCGATAATGCTATAAAGTTTCTAAAATCAATTAGAAACATGTTGGTAGGGTCATCTGGTGCCAAAGTAAATATGTCTGTCAAATGGGATGGTGCGCCTGCTATTGTGTGTGGTGTTAATCCAGAAAACGGTAAATTCTTTGTTGGTACTAAATCTGTATTCAACGCAACTCCAAAAATCAATTATACACCAGGTGATATTAGAAGTAATCATAGTGGACCTGTTGCAGATAAACTAAACGTTTGTTTAAGAGAATTAAAAAAATTAAGAATTACAGGTATCTATCAAGGAGATTTACTCTTTACAAACGATACTAAAATACAAAATATAGATGGCGAGGCCATGATAACTTTCACACCAAACACAATTACATATGCAACACCAGTAAACTCTACTCTAGGTAAAAAAATTAGAAGAGCAAGAATGGGAATTGTATTTCATACAAGTTACACAGGTAAAGATATGAAAAGTTTAGGTGCTGGATTTGGTACAATATCTGGTAGATCAGGATCATCGGCAGTATTTTTAGCAAGTGCTGGGTATACAGATACGTCTGGTTCATCAACGTTTACTAAAGGAGAACTATCCAGATTTGATGGTCTTATTAGAATGGCAGAGGGTTCTCTAGCAAAGGCTTCATCAATACTAAATGAAATGTCAAGATCAAATGATTCTTTATCAGTTGGTTTTAGACTAAAGGCTTTTTTTAATCACTATATTAGAAACACACAAGGCCATATGGGTAAGGTTAAACAATTGCAAAAAATGTTTAGAGATTACTACGAGAATATTTTAACGGAAGAAATAGCAAATAGAAAAACAGAAAAAGGTAAACAAAAGTATAGAGATATATTAGATACTAATTTAAAATTTATAGATAGAAACGAACAAGCATTGTATTTTACCATAGCTTCTCATGTAAGTTTAGGTAATGCAAAGAACTTTCTAATTCAAAAACTATCTCAAATACAAAGTATAGGACATTTTATTAGAACATCAAGTGGTTACAGAGTAACTAATCCAGAGGGTTATGTTGCAGTAAGTAGAGCTGCTGGTGCAATTAAATTAGTAGACAGATTAGAATTTAGTAGAGCAAACTTTACTATTGCTAAAGATTGGGTAAAAGGATAATGAAAACATTTAAACAGTACGTTACAGAGGTAGATAACAAATATGTTTATGCAGTTGAACAACCAAAGATTGTTTTAATTGGTGGTCCTGGTTCAGGTAAATCCACTTATGCAAAATTTTTAGTAAAAGAATTTAACATAAAACATATCTATCCTGGTGATCTATTAAGAGCAGAAAAGGCCAAAGGTGGTGATATTGCAAATAGATTATCTGATCTAGGTAAAGGTGGTTTTGCACCTAATGATATTGTTTTAGAACTAGTATTCAAGGCTGTTGCAGAGGCAAAGGGTGGTTTTGTATTTGATGGCTTTCCTAGATACATGCAACAAGTAAGAGATTTACAACACAAAAAGATTAGCATAAACAATGTGGTCTTTCTAAATGTAAGTGAAAAAGAAGTTATTAGAAGACTGACTGCTAGAGGTCGGGCTGATGATAAACCAGAAATTATAAAGAATAGAATATCTTTATATAAGAAAGAAACCGGTCCTGTAATTGATTATTACAGAGACAAACAAGGGTTCATAGAAATAAAAGCTGAAGGTGGAGAACCGGAAGAGATAGCAAACACAATAATAAATAAGGTTAGAAATGAAAACATTTAAACAGTACGAAAACAAAGTAGAAGAAATTGATTCTATTTGTGAAAATATGAAATATGATGACCTTGTGGTAGAAGAAGCCGAACATCAAGGTAAAAAAGTAAAATTAAATAACCCTACCAGATCAAGTGATGGTAAAAAGAAGTTTTACGTATATGTAAAAAATGAAAAGGGTAATATAGTTAAGGTTGGATTTGGTGATCCGAATATGGAAATAAAAAGAGACGACCCTAATAGAAGAAAGAATTTTAGAGCGAGACACAACTGTGCTAACCCAGGTCCTAAATGGAAAGCAAGATACTGGAGTTGTTATCAGTGGAGAGCTGGCGCTAAAGTGGACAATTAAAAGGAGATATAATGTATATAAAAGGTGGAATGAAAAAACTAAGCAAAGCAATAGCAAAATCTACTAAAGAAAGTTTAGATAGAGAAATAGCTATCGCAGAAGAGGAACAAAAAATGATGGACGAAGCAAATGGTATCAAATTTCCTACAAATCCGGAAATAGACCAAACATATGAAGCGCCTCAACCTATATTAAATGAAGATAGAAAGTTAGTTGAGTTGGACGATGGTTCAAAATTAGAAGACATGTCAATCAAAGAAAAGATTGGTACATGGTCACATAATTTTAGTCAATTAGACCCACACAATAAATTTTTCTACTTGTTAGAACAAGGTAAGGGTATTGTTGAACTAGATGATACAAAAAGAATACAAGGGTATAGAGTATACGGATGTGTTAGTCAAGTATGGGTATTGCCGTCACTAAAAGATGAGAAGATGATCTTTGAAGTAGACGCTGACTCACATGAGGCTAGAGGTGTAATGTATATTTTACAATCAATATTTTCAGGTCACTCACCATCTGAAATTTTAGAAGTAACAGATCAAGAAATAATTGATATAGGTTTCTTTGAAACATTGAACGAAAAAAGACGAGAGGGTACTTTCGCAGTAGTCAATGCTATAAGAACATATGCCAAAGATATGGTTGAAATGTTATCAGACGAATAAAGCGGAACAGTAATGAAAAACTTACAAGAAGTAAAAGCATTTTTAAATGAGGGTGTCTATGACAAAGGCATTTTCAAGGCCTTCTTCTTGGCGGGAGGACCTGGATCAGGTAAATCTTTCGTTACACAAGCCGCTTTTGCCGGTATAGGATTAAAAGTAGTAAACTCTGATACAATTTTTGAAAGAGAATTGTTAAAAGCAAACATGTCATTAAAAATGCCAGATGAGGAATCATACTTTAGAGATAAGATAAGAGCAAAAGCAAAAGTTACAGCAGGTTCACAATTAGACGCCTATGTAAAAGGAAGATTAGGACTTGTTATTGACGCAACAGGTCGTGATAAAACTGTTATCAATAGACAATATTCTATGTTAAAAGCGATAGGTTATGATTGTTATATGATCTTTGTAAACACAAGTTTAGATGTGGCTTTAATGAGAAATGAATTAAGACCTAGATCAGTGCCAGAATATCTTGTAAAGAATAGTTGGAACAAAGTACAATCTAATATAGGTTCTTTTCAACAAATATTCAGACCAAGTAATATACTAATTGTTGATAACAATAGATCAGAAAAAGAATTAGTAACCAATACTATTCAAACTGCTTCAAAATATATTAGAAGACAAATTAACAGACAGCCAGATAATTATCTAGCAAAACAATGGATAGCAAGAGAACTAGCAGCTAAGAAAAGAATATGATTAAAAAATTTAAAGATTATTTAATTAAAGAAAGTATCATAGATATACCTAGAAGAACATATGCTCCTGGTGTATTTGATAAGGCTGATAGTAAAGACCCTATAATAAAACCTAGTGTCAAAAAACAAATACAAGATCAGATTAAAGAATTTGAAAAAGAATATCCTGTTATTAAGATAGCATTAATAGGATCAATACTAACAAAGAGATATAGAAATGACGCTGATCTTGACATCAATGTATTGTTTGATGTACCAAAAGAAAAACAAGAACAAGAAAGAGTTGATCTTTCTCAAAAGTATTTGTCAGCAAAGAACCCAAAAAATATTCAAGGTAAGTTAATACCTGGTACACAACACCCTATTAACTATTATTTTTTAACTGATCAATCAACTTATGATGATCAAAATAAAAAAGCAGACGCAGTGTTTGATATAGAAAACGATAAGTTTATTAAAAGACCAGACGACTTTACTTTTGATACAAACTTATATGTAAAAGAATTTGAAAGAAAAGTACAAGAGTTAGACGTAATTAAAGGTGAATTAAAAAGAGATATAATAGATTACAATGAATTAGTTGAATTACAACCAGATGATATCTTAAACTTACAAGACAAAATTAATACAAAGTTAGAAGAAATAGAAGATAGTATTTCAGATGTAATAAAGATAGGTGATGGTGTTGACGCAGAAAGAAGATCAGCATTTAATAGTGATATGACACCAGACCAAATAAGAAAGTATGGTATTAAAAATAGATTACCTAAAAATGTTATCTATAAAATGTTAGAAAAATACCACTATTTAAAATTCTATAAAAAATGTAAACAAATTTTAGATGATGGTAAAGTTACAGACGATGAGATAAAAAGTTTGACTAACGAACAAATAGATGAAATGAATTTAGAATCTATTGCTTCAGCATGGAACGACATGATTAGAAGAACATTTAAGGCACCTCAAATGAAAAGAGGTGTACAACTATATTTAAAATATTTAAGACAAGGTATGAAAGACGCTAAGAACAAGGCGGCTCAACATGCTGGTATAGACTACAACGAATTTGGTAAGGCAGTTAGAGACGCTGGTTTACCTGAAGAAGTAAACGAAGAAATAAGAAGACCAAGAAAATCAGTTGCATTTACTTTTGGTAGATTTAATCCACCAACTATAGGACATGAAAAACTTATTAGAAAAGTTAAGTCAGTAAGAGCAAATGATCACAAAATTTATTTGAGTAGAAGTGAAGACAGTAAGAAAAATCCATTATCGCCAAGTCAAAAACTAGCGTATATGAAAAAGATGTTTCCTTCTCACGCAAGAAACATAGAGATTAATAAAACTAATATGATATTAGATATAGCTACTACTTTACATAATAAAGGTTATACAGAGGTGTTTATGGTAGTAGGCAGTGACAGAGTAAGTGAATTTACAACCATATTAAACAAATACAACGATGTAAAATCAAGACATGGTTACTATAACTTTGACAACATCAATGTATTATCAGCAGGTGAAAGAGATCCAGACGCAGAGGGAGCTTCAGGTATGAGTGCAAGTAAGATGAGAGCTGCAGCTGCCAAAGACGATATAGGTTCTTTTAAGAGAGGTTTACCTAGTGGTGTAAACGCTGCTGATCTAATGAAAGATGTTAGAAAAGGTATGAGATTAGAAAATTTAGTTGATCAACCATCTACAAAAATGTTAACTATGGAACAATTTGATCAACAACAAATAAGAGACTTATATTTGAGAGATATGATATTTAATATCGGAGAAAAGGTAGACTATACCAAACAAGATATAAAAGGAACAGTTAAAAGAAAAGGTACAAACTATATTGTACTAGAAGATAACAATAATAATTTACACAAAGCCTGGATATGGGATTGTATACCAATCGCCAGTGATAAAGAGGTTGCAGTTAGAGAACATAATTTAAATGTAGACTATGGCTTTAAGGCTGTATCTGAAAAGAAATATAATAAGATATTTGCCGACTTAAAGAAAGAAATTACGATGAAATTAGAGAAAGAAGCACATGAAATAGGCGCCGATTACGCCAATCATACTAAAGAAGTAACACCTGGTGAGGCTCCAGAAGCTAAACCAGTTGACGCAAAAAAGAGAGGGTGGCCTACACAAGGTTACAAAGAGATCAAGACAGAGGAAATATCTGAAAAAGATGTAAATAATTGGGCAAGTGAAGCAGATACAATAGATAAATATAAACAAAGATTTAAGGAGGAGTGGAAAATCAAGTTAGATGAGGCTGTGGCCAAAATGATCAGAGACTTGTAATACACCGTACTATGACAAAATATAGAAAAACAATGGCAGAGGCCTGGAACGAGGCAAATTTAATAGAGAGTGGTCTAATGGGAACTATGACCGATACTCAATTAGCAAACATCAAAAAAGTGTGGGCTAAAAAGACTATGAAAGATGTAACACCAAGTGTAAAAAATATGCTTGATAAAATGGATATGCCAACTAAAGTTGCAGTTAAACATGCTGGTATTAATATTCTTTCTAAAATAGTATTAAAAGATGAATTAGATATGTCAGTTGATGTTTCAGAAACATACACTGTAGTTATCACTAAAAAAGATGGTTCAAAAATGGAACTAGGCAAGTATAATACTCCTCACGAGGCACAGAAATTTGTTGACATGTATGGTAAAGGTGCTAAGGTTAAAAAAGAAGAACTTCAAGGTCAAAAAGAAAAGAACAAAGACGAACTAGAAGAAGGCAAAATGTCAGACATTGACGCCATGAAAAAAGATGGTGCCTCTGCTAAAGATATTGCTAAAGCATTAAAGATTTCAGTAGCAACAGTTAAAGACATACTAGGAGAAGACGAACAACAAAACAAAGAAGATTTAGAAGAGTCTTTTAGTCCTGCTATGTTAGCAAAATTAAAAACAGAATTTGGTCCTTTAAAAGGTAAAACTATTACAGCTGCTAGAGCAAAACAGTTGATGAATATTTTAGATAAATTAAAAGATAAAGATTTAGAAACTTTAAAAGGTGCAGGTATACCTTTTGTTTCTGGTGGTGCAATGTCTAAACTTTCAGTAAGAAAAATGAAATTCAAAGTAACTACAATTAATCCTTTCAAAGAAGAAACAACGGAAGAATCTTATACAGTAAAATACGTAGACCCTTTAAATAAAAAGAACTTACGTATGAAACATGCTGATGAAAAAGACGCTCAAGATATGATGGATAGATTAAAAAAAGCAGGCGTTAAAGATATTAAAATTGTAAAAGAAGATTTAGACGAGGCTTCATTTGAAGAAGCATGTTGGGTAGGATATAAACAAGTAGGTATGAAAAACAAAGGTGGTAAACAAGTACCTAATTGTGTACCTGAAGAAAACGATTTAGAGGAAGAAGTATTAGATGAAATGGCTGCTTTAAGAAAAAAAGCAGATAAGTCTGGTATCTCATTTAGTATTCTAAAAAAAGTATTTGATAGAGGCATGGCTGCTTGGAAAGGTGGTCACAGACCAGGTGCAAGTCAGCACCAATGGGCTTATGCTAGAGTAAATTCATTTATCACAAAAGGTAGTGGTACATGGGGTGGTGCAGATAAAGATTTAGCTAAACAAGCAAAAGGTCAAAAAGAAGACCTTGACGCAGTGCCACAAGATAGAGACGTTAAGAAAAAAGATGGTACTCAACCTAAAAAATACTATAAAGGTTTAAGTAAAGATGTTAAAGGCGCAAGAGCTTCACACTTTAAGAACAATGATTCTAACAAAGAGGCACCAGGAGATAAAGACGCAAAAACTAAACCATCTATTCACACACAAAAATATAAAAAAATGTATGGCGAGGGTGCAAGAGAATTAGTATTAAAATTCTTAAAACAAAAAATGCAAACTTCCAAGGAGGAAAAATAATGAGTTATTTAAAAAATAAGCCAAACTCTTTAGAAGATATGGCAAAACAAATGCAGATACACACTAATGAATCTGATTACCAAGATAAATTTAAAAAAGAATTAGACAAAGCCGGCAAAGGTATAGGTTCTATGACGCCAAAAGAAAAAAAAGATTTCTTTAATAAGATAGACAAAATGCATACGGCAAAAAAAGAAAACGTTAACGAAGAAGTTAATTGGACAGAAGCTGCTGAAGAACAAGAAAAAAGATCAGACGAAGCTAAGTATTATAAAGCAGAATCTAAAGATGAAATTCCAGCAATTGATAAAGACAATAAGCCTGGTGTTAAGATCGCTAAGATTAGAGCAATGAAAGGTGACGACAAAGAAAAGAAAGAGTCAGAGATTGATAAACTTAAAGATCAAAACACATTATTAAAACAAAAATTAGAGAACGAAAAACACAAGGCAGTTAAGCCAGCACCTAATAAAGATACAGGCGAAGTACCTTTATCTATTGGTATTGCTTACAAACATCTAAAAGATAAGATGAAAACTGAAGCTGCTAAGTATAAAAAAGAACAAAAAAAAGACGAAACTCAAACTAGAGATCAAGAAATGGCAGAACCTAAAGGTAAAACTGACACAGGTCAACCTAAAACTCCAGTTGAAATGAATCCAAAAATTAATCACTCGTTTTAAGGAGAATATAGATGGCGTGGGTAACAGTACCAGGTTCTAATAGCATTTGGCAATACGAGAATACTGCTACGGCCTCTAGTACATATTCAGACTCAGCTGCCGGTGCTAACTCAACTATATCAGGTGGTATTAGAACGTATACTAAACCAGGCACCAGCGATACTGTACAGACTTATATCAGATGTAGGAAAGCAGGAACAACTGTTGAAAGAGGAGAATTATCCAAAACCTACTATGATGGACAATAAAAAAACAAGAATATATTGTGACATGGATGGTGTCCTTTGCGACTTTGTAAAGGGTGTTGAGAAACTACATGATATAACTATTAATAACTGGTCATACGGAAGTAAAACTGAAAAGTGGTCTAAAGTAAAAGCAACGCCTAAATTTTGGCATACATTACCATGGCATACTGGTGGTAGACAACTCTGGTCTTTCATATCAAAGTACAAAGCACATATCTTATCAGCATACGTAGAAGAAAGTTTTGATCCTAATTGTATACCAGGCAAGACACATTGGGCAAGAACAAATTTAGGTATACCAGGTAACAGAATTAATCTCGTTAAACGAGTACAAAAACAAAATTACGCAAGGGTCATGGGCAGTCCTGCCATTCTAATAGATGACTATAAGAAGAATACAGATCAATTTAAGGCAAGAGGTGGTATAGGTATACACCATACGACAGTAGGTAACACTTTAAGAGAGTTAAGATCACTAGGTTTCTAACTTATTTCCGTTATAAATAGTGTTAGTTATAACAACAAAGTTAATTAATTAATTAAGGAGAAAACAATGGCTTTATGGGGAAACGATATTAAACCCAAAAACTTAACCGAAGCTGAGAAGAAGGAAGTATACGCTACTGCTTCAGGCTGGGTTAGAGAAGCGGGTTCAATTCTTTCAGGTAATGATAACACGGCTGCTACACCAGAAGTTTTGGTTGCAGTTGGTCAACTTGCTACTAATATGGGTGCAGGTGATATCACTGAAATAGAATTTATTACAACAGCATTTGATAAATCTGCTGGCGGAACACTACAAGTAAGAGTAAGATTTAATGAAGACGTAACTGTAACAGGTACACCACAATTATCAGTAACAAATGGTAATCAAGGTTCTGGTTCAGGTAGAGGTCCTCACGTATTATCTTATGCTTCAGGATCAAATACTAATGAATTGGTATTCAGTTTAGTAATAGGAGCTGCTTCAGTAGCTACTAACGCTGACGATGTACTAACAATTGGTACTAACGCAATGTCACTTAATGGTGGTACAGTAAAAGATAGAGGTACGGCAACGAACTCTACTATTACTAACGCTTCATCAATAGGTACAGCTGCTGGTTCAATTACAGTTGTAGCATAATAAACAATTTTGAATAAACTTATATAATTTACTAGTAAAAAAGGAAACAAAAATATGGCAAACATAACTAAAATGCACCTAGAAAACTCTGATGATTTCAACAGAGAAGCAGGTGGAAAAATAACAGCTACAGTTACATTCAATGAAGATGTGATAGTAGCAGGCACACCAGTTATCAATTTAACTTGTGATATGTCGGATGGTCCTGCTGTAAGTGCAGGCAATGAAGCTAGAGTACAATGGTTAGAGTATGTATCTGGCACAGGCACAGACGAACTATTATTTGAATACACTTTAGCGGCTGATGATATTAAATCAGGTCAAGAAGGTGATAAAATTGGTATCGGAACAAATGCAGTAGCATTAAACGGTGGTACAATCAAAGACAGAGCAGGCGCAGACGCTAATATAGAAAATAGCCAAGCACATGCAGACGCTTTTGGTATATTATCTGTTTACGCTCCAGCATAGTAAACATAATTAATATAGGGGTCCTAAAAGGCCCCTATATAATAGTAACAATTGATGTAGTCAAATGGCTACAGTAGCATTCCCGAAAGGGTTTTAAAAGGAGAAAAAATGGCAGACAAAAAAGTAACACAATTAACTGATCTAGGCGACGCTCTAGATACAGCAGATTTATTTCACGTAATAGATGACCCGAGTGGTACACCTATTAACAAAAAGATTTCAGCTGAAAATGTATTCAATAATATTCCAAGTTGGATTGCATTAAAACAAACAGCACAAACAATAACAGCAAGTGGATCAACTCAAGCGGCTGATCTAACTTCAGCAGTGACTTTGATTGACGCTACATCGGCAACAGCACCAACAACACTAGCGGCTGCTTCAACAGATGGACAAATTAAAACAATTTTAAATTCGTCTACTGGTGGAACAAATGCAGTGACAATTACACCAGCAAACTTTAAACAAGGTACAACAGTTACGTTAAACGCTCCAGGTGAGTCAGTGACTTTGATTTACAAGTCTAGTTTCTGGTATGTACTTTCAGGTGAGGGTCACGTAGTAGCTTAATATATAATAGGAGTATATAATGATAATTGATGAAAAATTATTACTAGAGGAAAAAGAGAAGTTAACAAAAGAGTTTAATGATCTTGCCTCTAAAATTAAGAGTGTTGAGTTAAATGTAGGTACTATGAAAGCAAATTTAAATGCAATCAATGGTGCTATACAACAAACAGACAATCTTTTAAATAAGGTAAACGAACAAACAAATGAAAAAATTTAAATCATTCATAAAAGAAGAAGATTTAAAAGACTTTGAGGAAGATTGTTTAGCAGGCAAAAAACCTGTTAAACAACCGACCGAAGAAACAGAAAAAAAGGAAACTAAAGAAGATGAAAACATTTAAGAAGTACTTAAACGAACATGGAATAGGCGTTGGTACACCGGAAGTTAACTCTGTAGAAGATGGTAGCATTGGTGTTCACAATATACATGATCCTGAAGTTTTAAAAAGAGTAAATGCTTTTGTAGGATCAATAGGCGAAAGAGAATACATTAAACCAGGTTTTGCAATTGACGAGTTAAGAACTAAACTGTCACAAATAGGATTACAAGTTAGTCCTTGTGCTATGGACGGTGATAGTGGAACAGTTAATTGTGAAGTTACGGCTAATGGTGGAAGATTTGGTAAGGACATAGATGGTTCTGATATTAATGATGATGGTATATCTCACAGAAAAGAGGGTGGCCTTAAACTAGAGGTTAAGTACGAAACATTAAAAACAGGAACATCAAAAGTCTACGCTAAATTAGTATAGGCTATAATGTTCAAAGAAATAACCAAAGAAAACTGGTTGCTTTTTGCACAGCATAATTATGATAATCCTACTCTAGAAGACGAGAAGGAATTCTATGAAGATATTAAAAGAATAAGATATCTAAAAAGGTTATTTCGTAAGTATAGTGTAACAGGTAAACTAAAAGTTAGATTAGTAGTTAATCACTTGATAGTATTACAAAACGTATTCGGAGTTGAATGTGCCGTTTCACTATTACTGTTTAAAATAGATAGTAAATATTGGGGAATATTGAAATCGTTTTTAGAGTACCTTGAATACTTATATCCACACGAGTTAAAAAGTATTGAAAGAGATTCTGAAATACAAAGACTATTAGAGGAACTATAATGAATAGAGGTGTAGATTTATTAATAACATATAGAATTGTCAAGATGTTATCAACACCATTTAAAAAGCAAGACGCTTTTAAATATGGTATCATTGACGACAAAGGTACTGTATTAAGAAAGTTTAGAACTATCACAAGTCCAAAAGAAAAGAGAGCATATACTTTACTTCATAGATTCGTATTTAATCTAAAAAGACTACTAGCCAAAGCAGGAATTAGAGGTGCTTTAGGTTCTTTTGCAGTTGCAGCCGCTCTTTTATTTAAAGAAAATAAAGAGGCTAAAAAACACCAATTGGTAATAGAAGCCGCTGTGGTCACATACTTAAAACGAACAGATCAGTATGATTCTATGTTATCAGAAAACATAAATATACCAGACATACAGGAGACGCCAATTATGAATTGTTTTGGTGTTGACGTGTTTGAAAAAAACGGAGAATTAATAAGCGAGTACGATTATGACAAAACATTATAAAGCAATGATGGATGAACTCATCAATAAGATGGACGAAGACGCTCCAACTAACGCCACAGGTACGGCCGTTGCAGGTACAGGTGATGACAATACAGTACATGCTTTAACAAAATCACATAACAAATATAAAAGGGATAACTTAGCTACAGCAAAAGGATATGTTGGTTCTGTTGTGCCTTTATCAGCAAAAATTAAAGAAAGTGATGACAATAATAATGTAGTATTAAAAGGTGTACTAGATAAAATTGATAGTATAGAAATTAAGATAGATGAAATGACAGAAACACCTACGGAGATTGTTGAAGAACAAGAACCAGAATACAAAACATTTAGAGACAAATACAATGCTTAAAAATTTAAAATCATTTAAAGAATATTTTACCGGACAAATATCAGGTAGTTTTAAACCACACATGATGTATGATCCTAAAACTGGCGACAGTAAAATGGCAAACAAAGAAGCTGACCATTTAGCACTAAAGAAAAAAGGTTGGGGTCACAAAAAAGAATATGTAGGTGGGTCTATCGGTGGTCAAAGAGGACCAGGTCTAGGAAATTTTAGACCAATGGCCAGTATGAAAAAACAAGAAGGCACAGCACTACACAATTACCTAGTTAAAGAAGGTATCTTAAAAAAATAAGGAGAAAAATGGAATATATAGATTTAGCAATACAGCTAGCAACAAAATTCTGGATGTGGACTGTATTGATATCACTAATTTTAATTGGTGCAATTATCAACTGGTCAGACAGAATACATTTAAAAGGCAGAGATAGAAGATTTAAATATGATGAAATGCCACATATGAAACCTATATTAATACCAACTAAATCAAAAGGTTTTTGGGGTGGTATATTATTATGGTTATTAAGTGTAAGAACATGGGAATTAGCCAAAGATTTTAAATATGAACTAGACGGAACAAAATATGTTATACCGAAAGGTTTTATATTTGATGGTGCAAGTGTACCAAAATTTTTAGCCTCGTTTTTATCTCCAATAGGTGTTTTACTTATTGGTGGTTTAGTACATGATTATGCCTACAAGTATACTGCTTTAAGACAGCAAGGTACTAGTAAAGGTGCAATAACATTATTAGACAAAGCAGAAGCAGATAGAATATTCAGAGACATTAATATAGAGGTTAACGGATTTCATCTACTAAACTATTTAACTTATTGGGTATTAAGAGGTTTTGGTTTTGTAGCTTGGAACAAACACCGAAAGGTGAACGCAAAAATAAAATAAGGATATAAACTAAATGAGTAAATATCAAGATTTTAAAAACGACACTATAAAAAAAGGGAGAAAACACATGAATTGGATAAAAGGAAGACTAACAGAGATATCATCATTACATGGTGGTGCTTTAATTGCAATGGGACTTGTTGTTCTATTTGCAGGACCATTTGCTAAAATGGCAGCTTGGGCTGCTATCGCATACGGAGTATGGGCAATCTGGAAAAAAGACTGATTGATAATCCATGGGAATTAGATTATTTTTTATAGGCATAATACTAAGCGCCCTTTTGGGCGCTGGTGCCTATGTTATGAAGTTACAAAAAGATAACGCTATCTTAAAAGGTAATGCTATCAAAATGGAATCAGCAATTGCTGATCAAAAGAATTTAATTGAAAGTCAAAAAAAAGATTTTCAAGAAATACTAGACGCTAACAATAAGATGAATGAGTTAGTAAACGTATTAAAAAAAGATTTAGAAGACCTTGATAAAAGGTTTAATAAAAAGAATAGAGACGTTGGTAAATTAGCCATAGCTAAAACAAAGTCTATTGAAAGAATAACAAATGGTGCTTCAGCACTTGCTACAAGATGTATTGAGATCGCAAGTGGATCACCTCTAACAGAGGAAGAAAAGAATGCTACGAAGAAGTCAGAAATTAATTCAGAGTGTCCTTCAATAGCAAATCCAAATTATGTACCGTATTAAAACAGAAAAATTAGACAAGATTTTAGATATTAAATCAACTCAAAAGTATATAGTAGATAACTTTGATGAGTCTACTGCTAAAAAGGTGCATAACATCTTTGGAACTAAAATTTGGAATAAAGGTTTAAAATGTCCTGAATTAGGATTTAAAAAAGGATTTACACCTTGGAACAAAGGCAAAAAAGGTTTACAAAAGTCAACAAGAAAAGGTGTACCTAGAAGTGAAGAAACTAGGAAAAGAATATCAGAAGCTACAAAAATAGGAATGAAAAAATATTATGAAAATCGTACAAGTAATTAGCATTATTTTAATTGGTATATTCCTTACTAGTTGTAGTAGCGTAAAGAAATTAAGCATATTTAAAGAAGAAGTAGCTAGAGAAAAACTCAATTTGAACACCCCGACACCACTTGAATTGGAAAATTTAAGATGGATTATAATCACTTCGGAAAATGCAGATGAAGTGTTTAAAAAGCTAGAGGAACAAGGCATAGATCCTGTTCTATGGGGACTTACAGATAAAGATTTTGAACTGCTAGCAAAGAACTTTGCACAAATCCGTAACCAATTAGCACTAACCAACGAATTACTGGATAAATATAAAGAGTATTACGAACCAAAAACAGATGAAAAATAGACTAGACATATCAGATCAAACAGCAATATCAATGCCAATGAGGAATTTATTATCCATAGTGGCCGCCGTCGCTGTCGGAGTGTGGGCTTATTTCGGAGTTTTAGAACGTATTACCATGTTGGAAACTAAAAGCACACTAGCTGAAAAAGATTTACAACAAGTTACTACTACTTTAGGTGGAGACATAGAAAAGAACAACGAATTTAGAATTAAATGGCCAAGAGGTGAATTAGGTTCACCACCTGCTGACTCGGAACAATTTATGTTGATTGAGCATATCGCAGGTCAATTGGAAACCATTCAATCACAAATGGAAAATATGATGAACAATGGTGTTAATATTAAAAGGTTACAAGAAGACGTAAAAATTTTACGAGAAGATGTAGAAAAATTAAAGGATAGTAATAGAAGTATTATCTATCAAAACGGAAACGGTAAGAAAGAACAATAATGAGAAAATTACTAACAATATTTTTTATGTTATTATGTTTACCAGTTTTAGCAGCTAAGCTTTATACTGGTGGAGAGAAATACGAAAAAGATAATGTAGTAGCTTTAACTCTAACACTTAATGGTAAGTTAATTGAATGGGTATACAAAGAGAATATTAGTCAATGCTTAAAATCTAAAAGAATAGCAAGTA